GCGTGCTGCGCATGTTGGCCGCGCCGCTGTAGGGGTCGATCATGGACTGCATGCCGCTGCGGTCGAAGATCTCGAAGTAGTCCCAGTGCCCGCAGACCGCGTACGCGTTGCCGCGGACGTTGGCGCCGGTCGCACCGCCGACCGTGGTCGGGACGTACTTGCCGACGTTGTACGGAACGCCCAGGATCGCGCCGGCGACGCCGGTGGCGGCCTGGCCGTTGACGTTCGGCGAGGTGGTCCAGATGTAGTCGCCGGTCGAGCCGAGGGTCTTCAGCTTGCGGACCGTCTTCACGACGGTGTCGCTCACGAGCCACTGGAACCGCGGCGAGGCGCGGTACTGGGGCTGAACGGAGAAGTAGCAATCGATCAGGTTGTCGGCCGTGATCGCGGTCGGGGCGGCGTCCTCGGCGAGCTGCACGCCCTGGGTGACGAGGCCGGCGAGGGAATTCGCGCCGGCGTCGCAAATGCCCTGCGGCTCGGAGGTGCCGCCGGCGCCGATGGTGTAGGCCTCGTCGAGCTTCAGCGCCAGCGACGCGGCGATCTTCTGCGCGACGTAGTCCATGCCGGTGCCGATGCCGTTGGTGCCGACAACGTCCTCCATGAACTCCATGGTCATGGTGGTGGCGGTGACGTACTTGAACGGGATCACGGTGATCTGCGTCGAGAACGACGGATCGGCCGGGCTCACAGAGCCGTTCTCAGGGACCAGGGAGGTCGTGGGGAGGGCGTTCTCGACGGCGATGGTGCGCTTCGAGTCGATCGTGCTGATCTTCGCGATGCTGCGGAGGACGCTCGACTGCTGCAGCTTCTGGATGATGCGGTTCTCGAGGTACGACGGCAGGGCGACGTTCGTGGTCGCCGTGGTGCCGTCCGCGCCACCGATCAGGGTGCGGAACTCGGCGTGGTTGCCGCTGGCCGCCGCGGTGAGCCACCGCTGCGCGTACTCGGCGCTCGCGCGGTCGGGGATGCCCTTGCCGCGCGGCGCGCGCGACTCGAGCACGGGCTCGCGCTCGAGCTTGGCGAGGCGCTCCTCGGCGGCCTTCAGCTGCGCGCGAAGCTCGATCGCGGTGAGGTCCGCGTCCATGCGGGCGAACGCCTGCTTTTCCTCGCCGGAGCCACGGCTGTCGACCAACTGCGGCGCGAGGCCGGTGCGGGCCTCGTAGGCGGCGAGGGACTTGCGATACTGGTGCGTGATGTTCTGGAGCTCGTGGAGCTCGTTCTGCTCAGCGGACATGGTCTGCCATCCTCCGGAAATGAAGTGCGAGCCGCAGGTGCGCGGCGTCGGTGTAGGCCGCGGAGACGCTCCGCAAGCTCGAACTGGTCTGTGGGTATGCGGCGTCCTGCACGATGCTGATCTCGACAAGCTTCGCGCGCTTGACGAGGCGCTCGGTGCGGTTCTTGTTCCAACTGTCCTCCTCGACGTAGAACCCAAACGACATTTCGCCGGTGAGATCGCCGCGCTCGAGCAGGGCGCGGACATCGTTGCCGAGGGTCGTCTCGGGCAGCGTCGCCGAGAACGCGAGGCCGGCGCGATCGCTCTTCAGCGTCAACGTCTTGGACTTCGTCCGCGCGAGCGGCATCGAGACGTCGTGGTTGTAGAACAGCTTCACGTCGTCGCCGGCGGAAAGCGTGCCGTTGAACGCGCCGGGGGCGATGCGCTCGGTGAATGCGCGGCCGCCCTCGACGATCTCCCGGCTGTCCTGGCCGTAGACGGCCGCGTAGCCGGCGAGCGTGCGCCCGTCGAGACTCTGCTCGGTCGCGTCGATCGCGCGTCTAGAAATCATTCGGGGTGCCCTCCTGCGCGGATGTGTCGGTGCCGAGGTTCGTCGAGCCTCCGCCGGTGCCCATGTTCTTCGCGACGATCGGCTCGTCGAGGCCGGGGAGCGGCTCGAGATCGAGCTCCTCGCGGGCCTCGTTCCGCGTGATGATGCCCGCCTCGACGCCGGTGCGAAGGGCGGCCATGTGCTCGGCCATGCCCGGGCGGACCAGGTCGTCGGTGTCCCACACAACCGAATCGAACGGCGTCGCGAGCTTCGCGGTGATCTCGGAGGCCCACGCCGCGAGCCAGGGCGCGAGACACGCGTCGGCGTACATGCGGGAGAGCCATTCCATCGAGCCGTACGACGTGCCGACGTTCTCGGAGAGGTAGGACGCCGGCACGCCGTAGATGCGCGAGACGTCGCCGACGCTGTATCGGCGGGCGGCCTCGAGGCCGGTGTCGTCCATCGTGCTCGAGATGCGCTCGACCTTCGCGCCCTCCATCATGACGAGCGGGCGGCCCGCGTTCACGCTGCCGGCGTGGCGGTCCATGTAGTCGCGCTCGATCTTCTGCATCGCCTCGGAGGACAGCTTGCCGGGGTGCACGATGGCGATCTTCGGGTTGCCGGCGTTCTCGAACGACTTGAGAGCCATCTGCTCCTGGGCGGCGAGCAATTGCAGCGACGTGCGGCACAGCGCCACGGGCGACTCGCCCCATAGGCCCGTGAGGCCGGGCGCGCGCAGGTGGAACATGTCCGCCATCTGCACCTCGCCGTAGGCGGACGTCCTGTAGACGGGCCGCGCGCCGGACGTGTCGAGGGACACGCTCTCGGGCTCGAGCGGGATCAGCTCGAGGAGCTCGCCGCCGCGCGTGCGGTTGATCGCCGCGAACGCGTTCCCGTAGAGCAGCACCTGCATGGTGAGCGTGCGCCGAAGCTCGAAGGACGACATGTACGGGCTCGGCGAGCGGAGCAGCGAGTCGGCGCCGCCGTTCGAAACCTCGAGCTCGATGCGGGCGATGTCGCCGGCGATCAGCGTCACCGCCCGGTAGACCGGCGTGTAGCGGAGCGCCGTCAGAGGCCCGATGTACGGCAGCGCCGTGGGCGCGCCCGACACATAGGTCGACGACCACGGACCGACGAACATGCGATTGAGGAGGGATCGCAGCACGCGGTGATTGTCGCGCGCCCGTCAAACACGGGACCGATCCAAATCAGAGATCCTCATATCCGCTTCGAGTCTGTCCGCCCCACGCGTGCAGACCCATGATCGCGGCGACGAGCGGGTCGACGATCGACTTGTTCTTCCGCTTGTCGACGCGGATGTTGCCGTTCGCGTCGCGGATCGCGATCGCCGTGCGGCACGCGTTCCGCATGATCGGGTCGTCGCCGATCACGATGCGCCCGCCGACGTAGTACTGCTGCCACAACTGGCACCCCGGTCCCATGGTCGAGATGCCCTGCGAATACGACTGGAGCGGGATGCCGTCGACGTTGACCACCTGCTCGGAGAAGTACTTCGAGCCCCACTGGTCGAACGCCACGGCCTGCAGCTGAAACTCCTCCGAGATTCGCCGCAGCTCCTCGCGGATCGCGTCGTAGCTGATCTCGCGTCCCGGCGTCAGGGTTAGGTGGCCGTTCGCCGCCCACGCGCGGACGGGCACGCGGTAATCCAGTTCCCGCTGCCTGATCTCGGCGTCGGGCCACCAGTAGTGGCCGCGGAGCGCCACCCGCCCGTCGTCGAGCGGGACGCATACGACCAGGGCGGTCATGTCGAGGGATTTGGACAGGTCGAGGCCCGCCCAGGCGGCGCGCCCGCGCAGCGCCGGCCAGTCGATGTCCGTGGGCTTCGGGTAGATGGACAGGTCGAGCCACCCGCCGCCGCCCTCGGTCATCCGGCACGCGTGGTAGCGGGCGAACTCCGCCCGCCCCATCGCCGTCGTGCGGGCCGACGCCCAGGCGCGGCGGATGCTGCGGACGTCCGGCTGTCCGTGCTCGCTGCCTGGATTCGCCTTCGGCCAAACCTCCTCGTCGTCCACCTGGTCGTCGGCGTCGATTCCGTACAGCATCGCCACCGTCGAGTCGTCCGCGATCTCGCCGGTGAGGATCGACTCGGCGTGGGCGATCTTCTCGCCGTAGATGTTGTCGGGGTTGTCGGACGGCGTCGAGATGATCACGCCGAGCGCCTCGCGGCGCTTCGCCATCGAGCTCGTCAGCTTCGACAGGAACCGCCCGCGGTACTCGGCGGCCTCGTCGGCGATCCACAGCGACGGCGTCAGGCCGTCGAGAGACGTCTCGCGCGCCGGCAGCGCCGTGAACATGCAGTCGGCCTCCTGCCGCAGGATCGAGTATTGCCGGATCACCATGTCCGTCTTCTCGCCCAGGCGACGCACCATGGTCTTGGCGCTGTCGAGGAGAATCTCGGCCTGCTCCTCGCGATTCGCGATGACATGCACGCGGCGGCCCGACGCGGTCTGCATGTCGTACAGACAGAGGGCGGCCATGAGCGTGGTCTTGCCGTTGCCGCGCCCGACCTGCAGGATGCCGTTCGTGACCCGCCGGCGGCGGTCGTCGGTCCACCGCCACCCCCACAGATTCGCAAGCGCCCACGCCTGCCACGGCGCCGGCACGAACGGGCGGTCGGAGTCGTCGCCGATCAGGGCTAGTGTCCCCATGAACACTAGCAGGCGGTCGACCTCGTCCCAGTCCATGTAGATGTCGGTGCGCTCGAGGTCCGCCAGGAACCGTTTCGCGGCCGCGTAAATCCACTTCCCCGCCGGCCGCGTGCCGTCGACGATCGACTCGGCGTACGCGGTCACGATCTGGCGCGCGTTTGTGTCGGTATTTTGGACGGTTACAGGCGGCACCTTGGGGGCTCCTTTTCCCCTCGAAACCTACCCCCCCCATCCACCTGAGTTATCCACATTGTGGATAACTTGTGGATAACTAGGCGTGGCGCTTGCAATGGCAGTCCTTGCAAAGGGTTGCGAGGTTTGTCTTGTCGTAGGTGAGATCAGGTCGTTGCGCTCGAGGGATGATGTGGTGCACCTCCTCGCCCGGTCGCCCGCAGTCGACGCATCGAGGGTTGCGACGCATCCACTGGTTGCGCATCCACGTCCATCGTCCACCAGTCAGGCGCCTGCCGGACACGTTGAACGCCTTGGCGAATGCGGGCTTATGGGTGAATCGTGGGATCGATGCCATGGGCACCCCTTGCGATGAGCTCTTGCCGGTGAGCGATGGCACCCTGGGCGGCCGTGCTATCGCCGACCCACGTCTCGAGGGTTTGGATGACGAGCCACGGGCCGCGCGACTTGCGGTGGAATATCACCCATGGTTGCCCTCGGGAGTCGCGTGCGACTTGGGCGAGGGTGTCATCCCACTTGAACGTCTCGGTGCGCTTCACCTCGACATGCAGGCCGAGGCCGTCACACATGATGTCCGCGGCGGTCCCAGGGCGCCCGCTGTACTGCACGCTCCTCCTGCAGAGGAGGCCCATGCTGTTGAGCCGGTCGACGATCTCCCTCTCTCCCACGGCTCCCTTGCGTCGTGACATGCCTCCCATAGGTGCCTCCGGGTTTCGGCTGATCGGGGCGAAACAATCCCGACGACCTTGGAGTCGGGATTAGTTTCGTTCTCTCTCTTTATAGGCGGCCGAAATTAATTCCCGCGCGCATTATACCCTCCGAACGACCATTCGCGGCCGCCCTGCGGCACCGTCTCTGACCGTTTCGACCTCGGCGAGATCGAGATCGATCGCGGCCTCGAGGAGCTCGCGGGCTTTGACCTTGGGGAGCATGTGCCCCATGGCACGCTCGACCACCTCGCGCTTGGTGGCCGTGCCGTCGACGAACGCGGCGACGAACTCCTCGGTCGTCCATTCCCGGCGGGCGCCCTGGGCGGCCTTCTTGGGCGTCCACAGGTCGTCGGGGTCGGCGTCGGGCTCGAGCGTCACCACGGGCGGCGACACGCGCAGGACGGCCGCCTGGGGCGGAGGGAACGAACGGCAGACGGCCCGCATGGTGACGCACCCCTCGGTGGCGTGCCGAAGGTAGACGATGTGCGTGTCGGTCGCCCTCGAGATCGCGCCGGCGCCCGATCCCACGTCGGTCGTGCCCTTCTGAGACTGGTCGCCCTTGGACGCATGGTGCACGTTGAGCACCGACGCGTTCGAGGCCGCCGCGATCCGGTCGAGGTGGTTGTACAGCTGCACCATGTCGCCGTTGGCGTTCTCGTCGGTGCCCTTCGGGATGAACCGGTAGAACGCGTCCAGGGCGATCAGGGTCCACGTCCCGCGCTCGCGCTCGCGGACGATCTCCTCGACCTGCTCAAGGCCGCTGGATGCCCCTCTGAGCCACGCGATGTCCATGGACCTGTCCACGGCCTCGAGATCGGCCCCGAGGGCTGTAGCGACCTTGTAGAGCCTCTGTAGGCCAGTCTCAGGGTGCAGCTCGTTGTCGATCAGCAGGACGCGCCCCTTGGTGACGCGCCGGCCGAGCCATGGGGCGCCCGTGGCGATCGCGATGAGGAGGCCGTACAGCATCCACGTCTTGCCGACCTTCGGCGACGCGATCCAGTTCACGACCTCGCCACGGCGGAACAGGCCGTCGACGACCGGCTCGCGCAGGCTCGGCGGCCCCTTCGCCAGGTCGGGACGGGTCAGGTACAGGCGCTCACCCACGGGGCCACCATCGGTAGAACGGCGACGACTGCAGGCTCGGCCACATGAACGAATCCCGCGTGACGTCGGTGCGGCGGGTCGGCCTGGGGTCGTACAGGGGCGGGAGGAGCGACCACAGGCGGTAGAGCTCCTCGAGGGCCGCCGGCAGGGCATCGTCCTCGAGGCCGTCCGTGGCGTCTAGGAACTCGCGGCCGATGTTCCGCTCGGCGCGCGTGGCGGTCATGGTGTTGTAGAACACACGCGCGACGGCCCGCCGCACGTCGCGGTCGATCTCGTTGCGGCCGACGAGGTGCTCGCGCAGGAACCTGCGGGCGCTCTCCTGGGTGAACCTGCCGTCACTCTCCCGGCGCTCCTCGTCGTACCTGGCCTTCCGGGCGGCGGCCGCGCGCGCGACCTCCTGGCCCTCGAGCCCATACTCCTCGGCGGCGATCACGGCCGCGAGGGCGGGGAGTTTCCCCACGCCGATGAGATAGGACATCCGATCAACTGCGTCGTCGATTTGCATTCGTGCCTCCGTAAAAAGGGCGACGGCGCCCACGCGGACGCCGTCACCCCAGGACACGAATGGATCGGAAAAGGGGACGGCGCGCTCGGATGCACACGCGCCGCCCCCCATGGGGGAAAGATCAGAA